GGCTCACAATGGGTAAAGAAAAGATATATAGAACCTTACGAGGCTAATAAAAGTTTTGAAGGTAAAGACGGACTAACAAGAAAGTTTATTCCTGCTAAGTTAGCTGATAACCCTTACTTAGCTAAAGATGGTGTTTACGAAAAGATGTTAGAATCTTTACCACCTATACAAAGAAGACAATTACTAGAAGGTAACTGGGATGTAGCAGAAGGTGCAGCCTTTGTTGAGTTTTTACCTGAAGTACATATAGTAGCTCCATTTGAGATACCATTACCCTGGGAAAGACTAAAAGGGATTGACTATGGTTATGCATCTGAATCCTGCTGTCTGTGGGGGACTGTGGACGTAAATGATGGAACTCTCATAATATACCGTGAATTATATAGAAAAGGCTTGACAGGTGTCGAATTAGCCTCTATAATAACAGATATGGAAATGGAAGACCCATTTTCTGTATCAGGTGTATTAGATACTGCTGCATGGGCTAAGACTGGTACAACAGGCCCTACTGTAGGCGAATCTTTAGTTCGAGCTGGTCATAAGCTTAGACGAGCAGACAAGAACAGAGTACAGGGGAAAATACAAATACACGAATATCTTAAGGTTAGAGAGAGTGGGAGACCTAAGTTACAGATATTTAACACATGTCCTAACTTAATTAGAGAGTTACAATCTATACCTCTATCAAAAACGAATCCAGAAGATGTTGATACACATGCATCCGACCATGCATACGATGCACTAAGGTATATGATAATGAGCAGACCAAGAATGCAAAGCTCATTAGACAGAATAAAAGGGATTAAAAGGGACTTATACCAACCTTTTGATTCTACTTTTGGTTATTAAATGGCAGACACAGACAATACAATCCTCAATGCAGATAACATCTACATGGACGTAGAAGGTGAGTCTGGTCAGCAATTAGAATTAGAAGATGACCAAAAATTAAATCTCGTAGGTATAATCAATTCTAGATTTGACTCTGCTGAAGATGCTAGGAACTCTGACGAAACACGTTGGATTACAGCATTTGAAAATTACAGAGGTCTATACAAAAAGAACAAACGATTTAGAGAATCTGAAAAATCACGTGTCTTCGTTAAAATTACAAAAACTAAAGTCCTTGCTGCCTTTGGACAGTTAGTTGATGTTATTTTTGGGACAGGTAAGTTTCCTATTGGTATTAGTGAAACAAAGATTCCAGAAGGAGAGTTAGGTCAAGCTCATCTTGATATTAACAATCCTCAACCTGGTATAGAAACCAGCGAACCTGTAATACCTGAAGACATAGGCAATAGAGAAGGAGCTAATGTAAATCCTTTTGATGTTGGTTATGAGGGTGATGGCAGGACATTAGGCCCAGGCTCTACCTTCTTGAAAGGTGAAGTGTCTCAGCCTATTGAAGACCAAGTTCCTTTGAAAGAAGGAGCTATACCTATACCTAATATACCAGAGGTTAATCCAGCACAAGAAGCTGCTAGGAGAATGGAACGTTTAGTCCATGACCAAATTGAAGAGTCTAATGGTTCTTCAGAGATTAGAAATGCTTTATTAGAATCAGCATTACTAGGTACAGGTATAGTTAAAGGCCCATTTAATTTTAATAAAAGATTAAATAAATGGACTACTACTCCTCAAGGAAGAGAGTATAGTCCAGTAGATGTGAGAGTACCTCGCATAGAGTTTGTAAGTTGTTGGGACTTTTATCCTGACCCTTCAGCTACAGACATGGATGAATGTGAATACGTTATCCATAGACACAGAATGAATCGTAGTCAACTTAGAGCATTAAGAAACATGCCTTACTTTGATGAAGATGCTATAAGAGAGTGTCTAAAAATGGGGCCGAATTATGTAGATAGAGGATATGAAGCTCACTTAAGAGATGATAACAATGCTTATGATTCTCAAACTACATTTGAGGTATTAGAGTATTGGGGTATTATGGATGCTGAGTATGCTAAAGAAGCAGGCATCGAATTACCAGATGACATAGACGAACTAGATGAAGTTCAAATAAATGCATGGGTATGTGGAGATAGATTACTAAGAGCAGTAGTCAATCCATTTACACCATTTAGATTACCATACAATGCATTTCCGTATGAACGTAACCCATATAACTTTTTTGGTATAGGTGTTGCAGAGAATATGGATGACTCACAGCAAATTATGAACGGCCATGCAAGAATGGCTATTGATAATTTAGCTTTAGCAGGTTCATTAGTTTTTGATGTTGATGAGTCTGCTCTTGTTGGAGGGCAAAGCATGGAAGTATATCCAGGTAAAGTATTCAGAAGACAAGCTGGAATGCCTGGACAATCAATATACGGATTAAAGTTTCCGAATACTGCACCTGAGAACATGATGATGTTTGATAGGTTTAGACAGTTAGCTGACGAACAAACAGGAATACCTAGTTATTCACACGGTCAAACAGGTGTTCAGAGTATGACAAGGACTGCTTCTGGTATGTCCATGTTGCTAGGAGCATCAAGTTTAAATATTAAAACTGTTATCAAGAACCTTGATGACTTTTTATTAAAACCTTTAGGAGAAGCTTACTATCAATGGAATATGCAATTCCATGAAGGTGACTTAGATATAGAGGGAGATTTAGAAGTTAAGGCAACTGGTACTAATAGTTTGATGCAGAAAGAAGTTAGAAGTCAAAGACTTACTATGTTCTTACAAACTGCACAAAATCCAACTATTGCACCATTTGTTAAAGTTTCTAAATTGGTTAGTGAACTTGCCTACAGCTTGGATTTAGACCCAGATGAAATTCTGAACGACCCTGAAGAAGCTGCATTAATGGCACAAATTATAGGAATGCAAAATGCTGGACAAAACGTTAGCGAAGAAACTGAATCCCCTGGTCAACCATCCCCAATGGGAGGGGTTCAGGGAATACCTGGAACACCAGCAGGGCTTGATAGTCAAGGAACTGGTGGTGGCACAATCGGAACAGGTAATGTACCGACTCCAGGGGAAGATGAATTTGCTGGATAACTTAGAAAAGTTACCAGAGAAAATTAAAGAAGCATTAACTAGAGGAGAACAATAATGTTAGATTTATTAGATACAATTTTAAAAATAGTTGGAGTAGTTCCATGGATAGTTTCAATCTGTTCAATGATTGCAGCTTTAACACCTACTCCACATGATGACAATTTAGTAAGCAAAGCTTACAAAGTTATTGATTGGTTTGCCCTAAACATAGGAAGAGCCAAGGAGAAATAAGATGGCAGAAAGTATTTTATCACCAGACGAAATAGAAGCTCTACCTAATGAAGGTTTAAAAAAGCTTGCAAAGGAAGCTCCTGAAGTAGTTAAGAGAATGGATTTAAACGAAGGTGGTGTAGCTATTATGATTGCACCAAAAGAGATGGATAAGGAAATGCCAGAGGCAGAACCAATGACATCTGATGAAGAGATGGAGAACGAATATTTAGATTTCGTTGTAGAAGAATCTTTATCTGAAAGTGAAGAAAAATACTTACTAGAAAAATTAGAACAAGATGACAGACTAAGCATGATTTTTGATAAAGTCATGGAAGTCGCAACAGAATTTGCTGGGTCTGGTGCTGTAGAAGGCCCTGGCTCAGGAGTCTCTGATTCGATACCTGCAAGGTTATCGGATGGAGAATTTGTCTTTACTGCGAAAGCTGTGCAAGAAATCGGAAGTGACAACCTTCAGAGAATGATGGAAGAAGCTGAGATGAATGCAGATGCTCCAATGGAAAGACAAGCCAGACGTACTGGTGGGAGAATAGGGTATATGATGGACGATGTTCGTAAGGACACTTTTGGTTCAACTGACCCTGAAAATATTTACGACCTCAACAGAGCAGAAGTTGAAGATACTGAAAAGAGAATCGCTGATGAGATGATTGCAGGTGGTATACCTATCAGATAAATTAACCGTAAAGCTACCTACATTACGTCTGTAGCCCTTTACACAAATCACCAGAAAGGCTACCTTTACAACAAGCCCTCTAGTCGACATAGAGCTACCTTGTAAACAAAGCCCTGAGTAAGGAGAGAAAGATGGCAACTGAACAAGTCGCACAAAAAGAGGAACAAGCCAATCCTTATAACCAAAAAAAATCTTGGCATAAACCTGATACAACTAAGTTTGTTTCAGCAGATGATAGTTTATTCTTTGAAGAACCTCAGAATAAATTATTCGACAGTAATGACATAACTCAAGCTGAGAATGTTAATACTGAGGAGTTAGAATCTAAGAAACAGGAGTTATCAACAGATACTCCTTATCAGAAGCCTGACTATAAAAAACGTTATGATGACTTAAAAAGACATTATGACTCTAAACTCGAAGAGTTCAAAGCTAAAGAACAAGAGTTGAGAAAAGAAGCGAAAGCTCAGTATCAACCTCCAAAGTCTTTAGAAGAACTTGAAAAGTTTAAACAGGAACATCCTGACTTTTATGCAGTTGCAGAAACTGTAGCTCATTTACAAAGCAATGAGAGAGTTCAAGATTTAGAACAAACTATTGCAGATATGAGAAATAGTGAAGTCAAGATGAAGAAAGGCGAAGCTGAAAGAAGATTGAGAGAAAGACATCCTGATTTTGATGATATCAGAAATAGTGATGACTTCCATGGTTGGGCTAAGACACAACCTCAGTCTATTCAAGATTGGATTTATAACAATGCTGAAGATGCAGACTTAGCATCAAGAGCTTTAGATTTATTTAAAAAGGATTTAGGTATAGAACTTCCAAGTGTGAAGCCTATTTCTCAAAAGCCTGTTCAATCTGCTGCTGATATGGTGTCAACTAAAACAACAACTGTTGACCCTAAGCAAGAGAGAGTATGGACAGAAAAGGAGATAAATGCCATGAGCATGGATGAATTTGATAAATACGAACAAGAAATATCAGAGGCCATGCAACAAGGTAGAATTATCAGAGATTAACTATATTAACTTAAAGGAGAAAGTATCATGGCTCAATATTTTGAACCCTCAACAGATACTAATGCTAACTTTGCTAACTCCGTAAGTGGACAAGAAAATAGTTTCTTCTTACCTTCCGTTTACTCTAGAAAGGTTTTAAACTTTTTCAGAAAAGCGAGTGTGGTAGAAGCTATTACAAACACCGATTATGCTGGTGAAATTTCTGCTTTCGGAGACTCAGTAAAGATTATCAAAGAACCTGTAATCTCAGTATCAGACTATACTAGAGGTTCAGACACAACTGCTACTAAGTTGACAGACCAAGAACTAAACCTAGTTGTTGATAGTGCTAAAGCTTTCAAATTCATCGTAGATGATATTGAAACTAACATGTCACATGTAAACTTCAAGGAAATTGCATCTTCAAGTGCAGCTTATGCTCTTAAAGATTCATACGATGCTGCTGTTTTAGCATCAATGTTCGCAGGTGTTTCAGCTTCAAGCCCAGACCATATCATTGGTTCTGATAGTGCTACAGCAGATGCAACATTGTCACATGCAACCAATTCAGTCGACCTATTAGGTTCTGACGGAACTGGTGTTGATGCATTAGACTTAATGGCTAGAATGGCTAGAAAATTAGACGACCAAAATGTACCTGAAGAAGGTAGATGGTTTGTCGCAAGCCCAGACTTCTATGAAGAGCTAGGCAAATCTGGTTCTAAGCTATTGTCAGTTGACTTTAATGCAGGTCAAGGTTCTATTAGAAACGGATTAGTTTCAAGTGGAAAACTTAGAGGATTTGATATGTACAAATCTAACAATATCGCTGCTACATCAAATGCAAGTGGTAAAGTTATGGCTGGACACATGTCATCCACAGCTACTGCTAATACAATTCTTTCAACAGAAGTTATCAGAGACCCTAGTTCTTTTGGTGACATCGTGAGAGGCCTTCATGTCTACGGAGCAAAAGTTCTTAGACCAGAAGCATTAGTAAGTGCATTCTACGTTATTGACTAATAACTACTCGGAGGGGTCTTAACTGACTCCTCCATTTTTAATTTAGGAGAGAAATCATGCCAATGGGTAAAGGAACATACGGTAGTCAAAAAGGACGACCAAAAAAAGACAAACGAGAACAAATGTATGTAGGCAGTATGCCTGGTAAAAGAAAGAAAATGATGGGTGGAAGTATGATGCATTCTGATAAAAGAATGATGAAAGGTACTGGTGGACGTATTCAATATATGGACGGTGGGCCAGTTACAGATAACATCCCTATGGCTACACCTAACTAATCATGGCTAAGGGTGTAAAACATTACAAACGAGATGGTACTGAGCATAAAGGAAGTATGCACAAAATGCCTAATGGTCAGCTACACACAAACAAGTCTCACACTAAAACAAGTGTAAGGCTTTTTCATTTTAAAGACTTAAGTAAAAAAGCAAAACTAAAAGCTAGAGGCAAGAAGTAATGGCAACAACCTATTTAGAATTAACAAACCAAGCATTAAGAGAACTTAATGAAATACCATTAACATCTGTTAACTTTGGAGATGCTGTAGGTTTACAGCAGTTTGTAAAAGATTCTATTAATAGGTCAATTTTTGATATTGCAAATGAAGAACCTCAGCTACCTTTCTTTAGTGCTGGAGTAAGTGGAGGTACAGACCCTTTCTATGGGAATGTAACTGTAGCTACTGTAGCAGGACAAAGATGGTACACATTAAAAGCTGGAAGTTCAGATATAACAACAGACTTTGCTTCAATAGATTGGGATGACTTTTTTATTACAACAGTAGGTGTATCTGGAGAAACTGCTCCATTTGTATCTAAAGGATTAAATTATATTACTTTAGATGAATGGACTAGATATTACAGAGACCAAGAAAATTTAGATGATGCTGATAGCCAGAATCATGGTGAACCTCTTAGAGTATACAGAAGTCCAGATAATAGAAAGTTTGGATTAAGTCCTATACCTGACAAGGTTTACAATATTCATTTTTATGCTTTTGAAAAGCCAGTAGCTTTATCAGCTCATGGAGATACGATAGCTTTTCCAGACCAGTATGCAACTGTAATTACTGCTAGAACTAGATACTATGTCTGGCAATTTAAAGATAGTCCTCAACAAGCAGCTTTTGCTTTGGAAGATTATAAGAAAGGTTTAAAACAAATGAAATCAAATCTTATGAATCCTCAGCCTAAGTATATTACTGACGATAGGACTTACTTTTAATGGCAAACTCACAACCGTTTACAGTAGCTTGCGAAGGTGGATTAATAAAATCTACAAACTCGTTAGCTTTATTAAGAACTCCAGGATTTGCTACAAAGCTTAGAAACTTTGAAGTAGGTACTGAAGGTGGTTATAGACGAGTTAGTGGCTTTACTAGATTTGGTGGAGATGATGCTGTTAATCCTAGTGGTACAAATAAAGTATTAGGATTACAAGTTTATGCAGATGGAGTCATAGCTTGTGCAGGAGATGGTATATTTTTTAGTCAAGACGGAACTAGCTGGCTACAAATAAACAGAACAGGAGTTTCATCTAGTGGAGATAATTACTCTACATTTACAGGTCGAAACTTATTAGCTAGAACTAATCAAGGACAATGTACATTTGATATCTTTGAAGGTGCTAGTGACTTTGGTGATGTCTTAATAGTAGACGGAGCTAATAAACCATTCAGATTTAGAATGGAAGGAACAGGAGTTCTAACAAGTAGAACTTTTATAACAGAGGAGATTACAGTAAGTGGAACTGTAGCTCCTAAAGTAGGAACAATCCACGACAAACACTTTGTTGTTGCTGGTGATGCTGCTCAAAAGAATACTATATTTTTTAGTGGGGTCAACGAGATAAACAACTTTAGTGCAGCTACGGCAGGTAATATATCTTTAGAAGATGCTGTAGTTGGAATTAAAAGTTTCCGTAATGAATTATTTATATTTTGTAGAGAGAGTATTCACAAGTTAGTAAATATAAATGATTCAAGTACGATAGCTATAGTACCTGTCACAGACAACGTTGGTTGTTTAGATGGCCAAAGCATACAAGAGATTGCTGGTGACTTAATATTCTTAGCACCAGATGGTTTCAGAACAGTTGCTGGTACATCAAGAATTGGTGATATTGAGTTAAGTAGTATTAGTAAACAGATACAGCCTTTAGTTCAAAAGATAGCAAAAGGAATAAATAACTTTACTATCAGTAGTGTAGTTATAGGAGACAGGTCACAATATAGATTATTTTACGTAGATGCAAGTGCAGACACTACATCTAGTTCTAAAGGAATTATAGGAACACTACGACCAGGTTCTACTGCTAATCCACAAGCAGGATTTCAATGGTCAGAAACATTAGGTATTCAATGTCCAGCTATAACAGCAGGATTTGATAGTCTAGGATTAGAGAAATATTTTCATGGAGATTTACAAGGTAAAGTTTATCTACATGATGAAGGTAATAGTTTTGATGGAGCAAATGTAATTGCTGAATACGAAACTCCAAATATTGATTATGGAGATTTAGGAACATTAAAGACTTTACATTTTATAAAAATATCATTTGGCCCAGAAGGTGAGGTAACTCCAGTATTAAGAGTTAGATATAATTACGATGACCCTAACCACCCTCAGCCATCAGATTTTATATTAGACAGAATACCTCCCCCATCACTATTTGGGGATGCTAAGTTTGGCATTGGAGCAGTTTTTGGTGCTTCAGAAAAACCGTTAGTAAGACAACAACTACAAGGGAGTGGACATAGTAATATGTTCAGAATTAGAAGTGACGATACAAAGTCTCCATATACAGTAAATGGTTTCTTTGTAGATTATGTACCTTCAGGCAGGAGATAAAAAATGGCAGGATATATAAGACAAAGCACGTTTTCAGATGGCGATACCATTACAGCAGCAATATTTAATAATGAATATAATGGATTGGCAAATGCTTTTAACAATCAAACAGGACACAAGCACGATGGCTCGGCAGCAGAAGGGCCAGTTATTGGTGTTATCGGAGATGCAGGAGTAGTTACTCCTCTCAATAAAGTATTAATAGATACTACAAATGACCACATTGAATTTTATATAGATGATTCAAGTAGTTCAGTACAGCAAGTTTACATAGGTAATGGAGTTATTGCACCTGTCACAGATAGCGACATTGACTTAGGTACTAATGCTTTACGTTTTAAAGATGCTTACATAGATACAATAACTACAACAAGTAATGTTTCTGTAGGAGGAAACCTGACTGTCACAGGTACTACTACATTAAACGGAGGAACATTAACATTAGGAGATGCATCATCAGACAATGTTGTTTTTGGTGCAGACGTAGACTCCAGTATTATTCCAGACGATGACGATACGTATGACTTAGGTTCAACAACCCAAGAGTGGAGAAATTTATTCATTGATGGTACTGCTAATATTGATAGCTTAGTATTAGGTAGTGGTGAAACTGTTACAAGTATTCTTGATGAAGATGGATTAACTTCTAATAGTGCTAGTGCTTTAGCAACTCAACAATCTATCAAAGCTTATGTTGATGCTCAGGTAACAGCACAAGACTTAGACTTCCAAGGTGATTCAGGTGGAGCATTATCTATTGACTTAGATAGTGAAACTCTTGATATAGCTGGTGGTACAGGTATAGATACATCAGGTTCTGGTAATACATTAACAGTTGCTATTGATTCTACTGTAGCAACTTTAACAGGCTCACAAACTTTAACAAACAAAACAATAGATGTAGATAACAATACGTTATCTAATATAGAAGTAGATAATCTTAAGTCTGGAGTTTTAGACACAGATATATCTTCAGTTGCAGGTACAGATACAACACTTGCTTCAGCTAAAGCTATTAAGACTTATGTTGATGCTCAAGTAACAGCTCAAGATTTAGATGCTACTACTGATAGTGGTACAGTTGCAATAGACCTGGATAGTGAAACATTAACTATTGCAGGTGGAGAAGGTATAGATACTTCAGGTTCTGGCAATACAATTACAATCACAGGTGAACTAGCTACAGAAACAAATGCTGGTGTTGCTACTTTTGATGGTACTGACTTTACAGTATCTTCAGGAGATGTAACTTTAAATGCAGAAAGAATACAAGATATTACTGGTGCAATGGTATCAGGAAATACTGAAACAGGTATTACACTTACTTATCAAGACTCAGACGGAACATTAGATGCAGTAGTTAACCTAACACCATTTGATACTGGAGACTTAGCAGAAGGTAGTAACTTATACTATACATCAGCTAGAGCTAATTCAGATTTTGATACTAGATTAGCTACTAAAGACACAGCTAATCTATCAGAAGGTAGTAACTTATATTTTACAAATGCTAGAGCCGATGCTAGAGCTGACGTAAGAATAGCAGCTTCTACAACAGATGACCTATCAGAAGGTTCAAGTAATTTATATCACACAACAGAAAGAGTACAAGACATCGTAGGTGCTATGGTTTCTTCTAATACTGAAAGTGGTATTAGTGTAACTTATGAAGATAGTGATGGTACTTTAGATTTTAATGCAGATGATTTTACAATTACATTAGGTGGAGATTTATCTGGTAATGTAACTATTTCAGATTTAGCTAATGGTACATTAAATGCAACAATAGTAGCTAATGCAGTTGCTCTAAGTACAGATACAACAGGAGACTATGTTGATAGTCTTGTAGCAGGAACTGGTGTTACTTTAAGTAATAACTCAGGCGAAGGTGCTACACCTACAGTTGCTATTGGACAAGCAGTAGAAACAAATTCAGATGTAAACTTTGCTACAGTTACAACTACAGGTAATGCTACCATAGGAGGAAACCTAACTGTAAATGGAAGTACCACAACACTTAATACTGCAACCTTAAATGTAGAAGACCAGAACATAACACTTAACAAAGGTTCAGGAGATACATCAGGTTCAGCAGACGGTGCAGGTATTACAATTCAAGATGCTGTAAATGCTTCTACAGATGCAACTATAGCCTGGAGTGCAGCTAATGATAACTTTGTGTTCTCACATGAAGTAGTTGCTCCAAGTTTAGATATATCAGGTAATGTAGATATTGATGGTACATTAGAAACAGATGCTTTAACTATTAATGGTACAGCTTCAGTTCCTTTTGAATCTGCTGACCATAGTAAGTTAGACGGCATAGAAGCTAATGCAACAGCCGACCAAACAGCTAGTGAAATCAGAACATTAGTAGAGTCAGCAACTAACTCCAATGTATTTACAGATGCTGACCATAGCAAACTAAATGCAATAGAAGCCTCAGCTACAGCAGACCAAACAGCTAGTGAAATAAGAGCATTGGTAGAAAGTGCCTCTGACTCAAATGTATTCACAGATGCAGACCACACTAAATTAAATGCAATAGAAGCAAGTGCTGATGTAACAGATACTGCTAATGTAACAAGTGCAGGTGCATTAATGGATAGCGAACTTACAAGTATCGCAGACGTTAAAGCATTAGACCAATCAGTAGTAAGTGGGGCAACTCCTACATTTACAACTACTAACTTTACTGATGCTACAAACAAAAGATTAATGACTGATGCTCAAGAAACAAAACTTGACTCAGTTGAAAGTGGTGCTACAGCAGACCAAACAGCATCCGAGATTAGAACATTAGTTGAAGCAGCAACAGATTCAAATGTGTTTACGGATGCAGACCATAGTAAATTAAATGCTATTGAAGCAAATGCTACAGGAGACCAAACTGCTAGTGAAATAAAATCTTTATATGAAGCTAATTCAGATACAAATGCATTTACTGATGCAGATGAAAGTAAGTTAGATGGTATAGAAGCAAATGCTACAGCAGACCAAACAGATGAAGAAATACAAGATATAGTAGGTGGAATGCTTACTGGTAATACTGAAACAGGTATTGCAGTAACATATCAAGATGGTGACGGAACAATAGATTTTGTTGTAGCCTCACAAACAGATGAAAACTTTACAACAGCAGACCATGCTAAATTAGATGGTATAGAAGCTGGAGCTACTGGCGACCAGACAGCAGCAGAGATTAGAACATTAGTAGAAAGTGCTAGTGATTCTAATGTATTCACAGATGCTGACCATGATAAGTTAAATGGTATTGAAGCAAGTGCTGACGTTACAGACTCAGCAAATGTTGGTAGTGCCTTAACAGGATTTAGTACAGCAACTGATGCAGTAGCAACAGACTTAGTTGCTTTCTATGATGTCTCAGCAAATGCTTGGGAAAAAGGAACTATAGAAGATGTAGCTTTACAAGGTACAAAAGGACAGAAAGGTGAAGGTGGAGTTCTTGGTTCTAAAGGCCAGAAAGGTGAAGTAGGTGTTACAGGAGATAAAGGCCAGAAAGGTGAAGTAGGTGTTACAGGAGATAAAGGCCAGAAAGGTGAAGTAGGAGCTACAGGTGCTAAGGGTCAGAAAGGTGAAGTAGGTGCTGCTGGTTCAAACGGAACGAATGGTGCAAACGGAGCTAAAGGACAAAAAGGTGAAGTAGGAGCTACAGGAGATAAAGGACAAAAAGGTGAAGCTGGTGTTGACGGAGCTGCTTCAGATGGTACTAAAGGACAGAAAGGACAAAAAGGTGAAGTAGGTGCTACAGGTGCTAAGGGTCAAAAAGGTGAAGTAGGTGCTACAGGTAATAATGGTTCAAATGGTTCTAAAGGCCAGAAAGGTGAAGTAGGTGCTACAGGTAATAATGGTTCAAATGGTTCAGATGGTTCTAAGGGTCAAAAGGGTGAAGTAGGAGCTACAGGTTCTGGTGGAGCTACAGGTTCTAAAGGACAAAAAGGACAAACTGGTGCTGAAGGTTCTGATGGTTCAAACGGTTCTAAGGGACAGAAAGGTGAAGTAGGAGCTACAGGTAATAACGGTACAAACGGAGATAAAGGCCAGAAAGGTGAAGTAGGTGCTAAGGGACAAAAAGGTGAAGTAGGTAGTACAGGTAGTACAGGTAGCACAGGTTCTAAAGGGCAAAAGGGTCAAGAAGGAAACTTCGGTGGTCAAACATTTGCTTATGACTTTGATACAGGTACTTCAGATGCAGACCCAGGTAATGGTGAATTAAGATTAAACAATGGTACTGTATCTAGTGCATCTGTTCTATTTATAGATGACCAAGATGCAGGTGGTACTGATATACAAAGTTATCTAAGAACTATTGATGATAGTGATTCTACTATTAAAGGTCATGTAAGAATATCAAACAAATTAGATGCAACAGACTTTGCTCTATTTACAATTAGTGGTTCTATAACAGAAGCTTCAGGTTACTTTAAAGTTCCTGTAGCTCATGTTAGTGGTTCAGCATCTTCATTCTCAAATGGTGAAGATTTAATTGTAACTTTTGCAAGAACTGGAGACCAAGGTGATAAAGGTCAAAAAGGTGCAACAGGTTCTGGAGGAGCTACAGGTTCTAAAGGACAGAAAGGTGAAGTAGGAGCTACAGGTTCTGCTGGTTCTAACGGTTCAAATGGGTCTAAGGGTCAGAAAGGTGAAGTAGGTAATACAGGAGCTACAGGAGATAAAGGTCAAAAAGGACAAACTGGTGCTACAGGTTCTGACGGTAGTAACGGTAGTAACGGTAGTAAAGGACAAAAAGGTGAAGTAGGTGCTACAGGTTCTGCTGGTTCTAATGGGTCAAACGGTTCTAAGGGACAAAAAGGTGAAGTAGGTAACACAGGTGCTACAGGAGATAAAGGCCAGAAAGGTCAAGCAGGCTCTAACGGTAGTAACGGTTCAAATGGTTCGAAAGGACAAAAAGGTGAAGTAGGTGGTACAGGTTCTACAGGTCAGAAGGGACAAAAAGGTGAAGTAGGTAGCACAGGTGGAACAGGGTCTAAAGGACAAAAAGGTGAAGTAGGTGCTGCTGGTTCAAACGGTAGTAATGGTTCAAATGGTTCTAAGGGTCAAAAAGGTGAAGTAGGTGCTGCTGGTTCAAACGGTAGTAATGGTTCAAATGGTTCTAAGGGTCAGAAGGGACAAGCTGGTAACAATGGTTCGAATGGTTCGAATGGTTCGAAAGGACAGAAAGGTGAAGCTGGTAATAACGGCTCAAATGGTTCGAATGGTTCTGACGGTTCTAAAGGTCAGAAAGGTCAAGCAGGCTCTAACGGTAACAACGGTAGTAACGGTTCTAAGGGACAGAAAGGTGAACCAGGTACTAATGGTAGTAACGGTTCTAACGGTTCTAATGGTTCTAAAGGCCAGAAGGGTGAAGTCGGTGGAACAGGTGGAACAGGTCAGAAGGGACAAAAAGGTGAAGTCGGTGGAACAGGTGCAACAGGCCAGAAGGGAGAGAAAGGACAAAAAGGCCAGGCAGGTAATAATGGTTCTAATGGTTCAAACGGTTCAAACGGTTCTAAGGGTCAGAAAGGTGAAGCAGGTACTAACGGCTCTAATGGTTCAAATGGTTCTAAGGGTCAAAAGGGTCAAGCAGGTAATAACGGCTCTAATGGTTCAAATGGTTCAGATGGTTCTAAGGGTCAAAAGGGTCAAGCAGGTAATAACGGCTCAAATGGTTCTAATGGTACAGATGGTTCTAAGGGTCAAAAAGGTCAAGCAGGTACGAATGGTTCTAACGGTTCTAACGGTACTAATGGACAGGATGGTTCTAAGGGTCAAAAAGGTCAAGCTGGTAACAACGGTTCTAACGGCTCAAATGGGTCAAATGGTACTGATGGTGAAGACGGTGCTAAAGGACAAAAAGGACAAAAAGGCCAGGCAGGTACTAACGGTACTAACGGTTCTAATGGTGCTGATGGTGGATTTACTACCAACTCAAATGCTCAAGTTAATAGCTTAGGTATTGGAACAGCAGGCTCAGGTACAGCAGGTGAAATTAGAGCAACTAATAACATCACAGCTTTCTACTCTGATGCAAGACTAAAAGACTTTGAAGGTACTATACCTAATGCTCTAGAAAAAGTATTAGCTCTAAGTGGTTATTACTTTAGAGAGAATGAAAAAGCTAAAGAACTTGGCTATGAAAATGAAAGAAGACAAGTTGGTATATCAGCTCAAGAAGTACAAGCTGTATTACCAGAGGTAGTAACAGAAGCCCCTATTGATGACAAGTATCTAACAGTATGGTATGACAAGTTAGTTCCTCTTCTTATAGAAGCAATCAAAGAACTAGCAGTAGATTCACATGCTCCAAAAGGATTAGGAGATATGGAAGGTTATGAAGAATTACTAGCAAGAATAGAGGAGTTAGAAAACAATGGCTAACATGACAAACGTACAAGTATTTATTAGTGCTAAACCTGATAGTGAAAGTGAACCTCTACCAATAGCTATCGTAAGCTATGATGATGATACACAAACTTTTTGGAAACAAGATAGTGATAGGAGTGTTTTAGATAGTCATACAAAAGCTATACTAGACAGTTTCTTTAACGGAGTATAATATGCCAACAGCAGGAGCAATAAGTGCAGCAGGACAACAGAAATCTTTTTCTGATTTACAGACTAAGTTTGGTGGTTCTAATCCTATAACTCTAGGCGAGTATGGTGATTTAATTGGTTATTCATCTGGTCAAATAGATATAGATGACTATGCAGGTAAATCAGGAGTTATTTGGGGAAGTGTGCCATCACAAGGTGGTAATGCAATGTTCCAAACTTCTTCTTCTTCAAATGTAACTGCTTTAGCTATTGCTCAAATTGGTTTTGCTTTTCAACCTGCTGATAAAAGAATTAGAATAAAAATAGGTAAAGGTTCTCACACATCACCTGTTAGTTTTAACTTTAGTAGTATACTAATGACTTATGTAAATGAACCTGCAACTGTTCAAGTAAAATTAACATGGACTGCTGTAACTACTGGTAACGGTACTTTTACAAATGGGTCAGGCTCTTTTACAAGTGGTACTTATCTTACTATTGCAGAACAAAGCTCATCTTCTGATAGTGGTACTTTTTCAGCTTGTACATGGTCAGTTTCAAAAAGCTCATCACAGTTTCTTGGAAGTGCCTCTTTAGATGCAGGTGGATTTACAAGTGGGGTAGCTCTCAATATAAAATGTAGAGCTTTAGATTCTAGTGGTAACGTTATTGCAGAGCAAACATCAAGTCAAGATTTAGACCAACCTATATTCCTTCAAGCTACAAGAAGTGGTGGTGGCTTCGGAGGTGGAGGCTTTGAGCCTTAATAATAGGTATGTTACAATCTCTATATGAAGAAATT